TTTTGTAGTTTGTTAAAGGAAGTACCCTCTCCGTTATTTTGTCCAGTATAAGAAACCAAGTTTATGGTGTTTGCAAGTATTGTTGCAACACTTTCTTTATCATTAACATGAATTAATTGTATCCTCGCTGGATTATCTCTATTTAATTCTACAGGATTTCCTGGCACAAATTTACCAGCGCGTAAATCAATTTTTGCTGAGGTTAAAATAATATCTGCATTATCTCTCCCTTGAATTGCCACATCATATGGACTAGCGTATACACCTTTAGCACTATTTATATAATCAGTAGATTTTAGGGCGTTAGTCCCCCCAACGTCGGATTGGGTTCCCAGGGCAGTACGTTTGTCTTGGAAATGGAGTTGTTGATCTTGTCCAATAAGAGGTCCGATATAACTTCTATTAATGTCGGATTTATTTTTATCAATCGTGTACATTAATAATCTAACTCCTTCCCCTTTTTGGGGTACTACGTTGAAGAATCTTGGCATTAAGGGAAAGCACCAAGGTAACTCAGAATCACTATAATCTTTATCAAGTTGTTTAATTCTTACCCTAACTCTTCCAGTCCCTAAAGGATCATAATCATCTATTACTTCACCGTAATAAAAAATATGTTCTCTAGTTAGGTCAAATTTACGTCCTCTAAAATTAAATGGGCTACTCATGGTTATATATTATATCTTTTTTTAATTTCTCCTAATATTTTTTTATATTGTTCTTCTAGAGAATCCATCTCTTTTAGTTTACCCAAAAGATTTTTTTTAACCGCATCATGTTTTTCTTTTACTTCATTAAGTAAAGTATTTAATTGGTTATTATTTTTATTATCTATTCTCATTATACTGTCACACCCCATCCAAATCCAGGTGTACTTGTCGCACCGTAGGCAACTAAAGGACCACCAGAATTAGCACCTGTGGCCATAAGAGCCATACCCGGAGGGATTGCTATGTTGGTTCTCATTTTTTCTGTTATTTCTCTTGTTATTTCTTGTACACGTATAGTTTCCATTCTTTCTTGAACTGAAATTTCTCCGTTAGACCTAACCCCTAAAGGTGCTCCCGCCTCACTTTGTCGTGCAATAATATTAGCTGCACATCTTCTAGCACTCATACCAGGTCTTTGTTCTCCTAACAAAGCAGTGGGAGGTGGTACCGGAGGTGTTGGGATTGTGTCCATTGACGCAAACTTTATTAGTGCCTCTATAACACTTAACGCAACACCAAAATTTACTCCTTCTTCCTCATCAGTACGAGGATCTCTTTGTATCTCAGTTGGTGTTAACCCGAGATCGGAAGGTAAGTATGTCATTCCACAACCCATTAAAATATTCTTTTTAGTTTACCTGCTAGTTTAGCTCTACCCGCAGTTATTGTTGCCTTTATTGAATTAGTCCATATTTGGAGTTTTTCTTTAAGTATACCTAGAGCGATTCTAGCTATATAGTTTTTTATGTTTTTTGCCAAGTCTTTGAATAGGACTTCTACAACTAACTCATATAGAATTTTTACCAACTCTCTCATTGATCCTTGTAATTCCTTGAACATTTCTATTCTTTTAGGTCCAAGCTCAATCTTTTTCGGTTGTCCAGCTCCTTGGTCTTCTAATTCACTATCATCAACTAGAGCATAACCTATTAATAACAACATAATTAGAGTTTGAGGGGTTAGGGTTTGTTTCATAAAAGTATTTTTAAGACTATCTAAAATTTTCTTAATTAAATCTCCTCTTATTGTTTCTGTGGTTGGGTCTGCCTCATACCTAACACCAACCAGACGACGACCCCCTCCCTGTACCATATCAGTTAAACCATTAATCATATTAGTGACCCCTTCTCTTCTCTGTCTTTCAGTTACGAATACTTGGGCAAATGTTTGATTAATGTTGGTTGCTAATTTTATTGCTTCAGACTCATCAACTTTAACCTCAAAAGTCCCACATTGTAAATCCACAATATTAACTCCTTGTGATTTATTTTGTGCATTAAAATCAAATAAATCTAATTCACTTCTACTAAACTTAAAAAATCTAATTTGTTCGTTTACTATTTCACCACAATCAGCGGCTGCCATTCGGTTAAGTATTCCATTCATTTCTTCAAATTCTAAAATTTGTTGATATGTTAGGTTAGCCTTTTTGTCGAATATTCCAGTTATGGAATTTACTATTTCTGTTGTAATTGACGCTGCGTCAAACAATTTAAGATTATCAAAGTAATCATCAATAAAATTCTCTACACTTTTATTGGTGTAGTCCATACCAATTTGGACTATGAACCCACCTCCTGTGTAGGTTACTTCCATTATAGATTGACCATTTGGAAGGGTAAGTGATTTGGATGTATTAAGATCATCAACAGCCTCCATAATCTTACGATTAAAATCATCAACCTTCCCCAACATATTGTCAGCATATTCACTACCAATACCACCATTACCTTGTACCGCCTTTAATAAGTCAAAAATATCTATATTAACTAAAGAAATCTCCAATCCACCCCCATTTAACCAAGCAGGAAAACCAGAATTTAATACGGCTTCACCACATTTGGCCTTTAACATAGAACGAAGTTGGTCTCTTACTTTTCTATCTATTTCTTCTAGTTGGGAACCAATAAGATTAGTTAATATTTGTTCTAGTCTTTGCCCTCCTAAAATTAATGAAAGTAAATCCATTAAAAATGGGATTAGGTCTTTTTGTCTATCTCTTGGGTCTCTAATATTGATACCTAATTCTGCATTTAGATCCAGGGCATCAGTTTGATTGATTACCTTTAATACATTAATAATTTTTCGTAGTTCACTTTTTGAAGAATCTAATCCCATAGTCTATTGTTTTAGATGTCATATGAGATACCCTTATCTTCTCCCTCTTCGGATTCTTTAATCATATTTTGGATTAATTCTTTATCTTCGTCTGTTAAGTGAACAGATGATGTGGATTCAGAAGAATTATCAGTTTTAACAAGAGAAATTTGGAGTTTCACAATCTCCAACTTTTTTGATATTGAGGAATCAATTATTCGTAGTAATTCATTATTTACCTTACCAACCTGTTGGATGTCATTGTTATCATTTACATCTCTAAGTTGTTTATTAAGGACTTGCACAGCCTTCGAACGGTTTTCACAAGTCTCATTATAACTTTCTTGTAGTATTTGTTCAATACTTTGTTTATCTAAGTTAACTTGTTTTCTTTTAGGTCTTGGCATAATATTATTCTTTACTATAAATACTCGGAGGTAAAATTATCTTTAATGGTTTTATATATCTTCTTATAACGTCTCATACCATTTCTTATCTCCTTAGTTGTTAAGGAAGTCATTTCTCGAATATTATGTAACACAAGATTTTTATTAAACTTATTATTACCACTCGCATCACTAAATATAATTGCCCAATTTTCAAACATATATACTAAAGACTCCCCCACTGACCGTTCGTTTTCTGTTAATTTTTCATTTTTTAATTCTTCATTTATTTGTCCGATAATTTCACTCATTAAAAGTGCTAACATTTTTTCTTTTTGTGTGTACTCATCTCCTTGGTGGACTATTAAATCATCCCTATCTTCTAGATCGGTTGCATAGTCCTCGTAAGAAAGTTGCGTGGTACGTTTCTTATTATCCTTAATTAGTTGCCCCAGGAGATAATTTTTACATATAGTACCAAAATAGGAGTAGGCCTTTTTACCCTTCTCTGGTTTGAACTTATCGCATTTTGTAATTAAGAAAGACAATGTGTCATAATGCATATTAATAAAGGTCATATCATCTCGATATAATTTATATTTTCTAATGATACTCTCAACCATAGTGTTAAGGGGTTTACGGAGGTGAGCGTTGTAAATTTTATTTTTCTCATCCCAAGTAGAGGCACTTAAGAATTTAATTACAGCTTCCTCTTGCTCAACACCAAAATAGGGTTTTTTTCCTTTTATACGTGGCATTTTATAACTTTTTTACTTCTATCTCTCTATCTTCAGTAAAAAAGTATTCTTTTTTTGCGGTTTCCATCCAAAAGGGAGCATCTTCTCCATTAACTAAAAAGTCAGGGTGATTTTTATAATTATAGAAAAGAGAACCTTCTCTCATGTTAACATGTTTATATCCTATTTTTGGAATTGTCATAATTCGAGCATCCATAAAAACAGATCTTAATAAGAATTCATAAATAAAAGTTAGTTTAATATTTTTCTTAAACCCTCCAATATCATTGAACATTTCGGTTCTCATAACCATCCCGTCAGTGTTAAAATTAGGGTAGTTAAGTAGAGCATCTAAATCTAAATGACCAATTTCTTCAGAAAAGTTAAGAGCCCAAACAGGTTCATTAGACCAACCAATAAATTTATTCTTATCGTCCACATTTGTAATTAACGGGAGAAAAACATCAACTTCTTCATAATGATTCATGTACTCCTTTACATTTTTAATCCAAATACTTGATAGTTCATCATCTACTTCTAAAACACAAAAGAACTCTGTAGAGGTTTTTTCAACACCTAGATTAATTTGAGAGGCGAAATCAGTATCTCCTTCGTTTACAATTATTTTATTATTTAATTTACCAAAATCTAATTTTTTAATTTCTTTTTCTAATTTTTTAGGGCAAACAACATAAATCATTTCTGGTTGTGTCTTTTGGTCATTGACGCTCCCTAAAGCGGTTTCTAACATTTTTAATTCTTTATTTTCGTTAGTATGTATAGGTATAATTACTGTAATATCTTTCATTTTTTTTATTTTTAGATTTTTCTTATTGGGTCGTTATATCCAGAAGGTTCTGGTTGTTTAGTCGGCACTCTTTGTTCTTCTTGTGTCATTGCTAATGTTAATTCATTTATTCTTTCTTGGAAGAATTTTTCATAGAAGTCAGCAACTCCTTGAGACTCTTTAGTTGAAGTATATTCCTTAACTGTCTTTTCCATTTCAGTATAGATATCACTAGGAATAGTGTCCTCTAACCAACTCTTCATTACTCCAGCCACGGTATCAACTAAAGTAATTTGGTTTTGAGCCCAAATTCCATTTTTTTCGTTTATCCATTCTGCTGGTAAAGTAGGTAATACACCAATAACAGGAGTTCCACA